GCCGTGTCATTTGTTTTCTGGTCCCGCCAGTTTGAAGTTTCACTACGGAACACCGCAGGTGAAGGGGAGGGGACGGATTAAGGAGTCCCCTTCCCCTGGTTCCTTCGTGGTTCATGGTTCTTTTATATTATAGGAATGACACTAGTGTAGAAGAACCCATTTTGACACCGCGATTTGACACCTCAAAAAACTGACTGGTTAGCGGTATATAACCCATTCTCCTTCAGTATCTTTCCAGCCTGCGACATGCGTTTAACATGTCTTTTGGCGGTTGACTCCGAAACTTGGAACTTTTCCTGCACAAATCGGAACAGGTCGCATGCCGTGAACTCGCGTGAACCCATCTCTTTTAAGAGCCTTGCATCGCCCACAAGCTTCTTCTTTCCACCACTCTGCTTCAGCTCATCTGGGTTCAAGTTGTAGTTGACGCTAAACATCGGGTACTTCCATTGCACCACGAACGGATCGACAGGAGGAAAGTTACGTAAGGTCATCTCGCAGGTGAATGTCTTCTCGTCCTCCTCATGCGCGGTCAATACGACCAGGCTATCTGGATTGCGAGCGAAGACACCGCTACCGCTGAACCTATCAATGGCCTCGGCGCTGGACTTGTTTCCCTTACTGAAGTGATGGGACAGGATGACTGACAGATTGTAGCGCGTGGCCAGATATTCGAACTCATTCATAAGCGCGCCCATATCTCCAGCACTATTCTCATCGCGATCTCCCATCAACATATAATTCGGATCAAGTATAATCGCCTGGTACCCGCGACCCTCAATATGCTTCTCGATGATCGGGCGGATCAATGTCAAGTCGGCTGCATATCCTCTGAGCGTCCACACGTCGAAGTCGTCCACCTTGCCTTGCAACTCCTTGGCTGCGATTACGTCCGCCAGTCTGGAGCGAAACGACCATTCTTGAATCTCGAAGTTAATGAACAGCACCTTGGCCTTGGTACACTTCTGCCCCCACCATGGAGTGCCAGAGTGTAGGGAGAGCGCTAGGTCAATCAGACTCCAGCTCTTGAACGCCTTGCTACCACCTCCAAGGAGCAGCTTGCCCCCCTGGTGCAGTATGCCCTCGATAAGCACATCGGGTTCCTTGAGATTGTCCGTAAGTAATTCGCTGTATGTCTTAATCGGTGGCCATTGGTCCACCGACGGTTTCAGTCCTAGTGCTACTGCTGGCTCGATCATTTTCCCTCCTTGCAAAACCAAAGCAGGCTTTGCGTTTTATCATCCCTCTTTGCTCCTGCCACCCTCACAGGTTGGCTTGGTTTAAATGTCGCTGGATCGCATCCCATCGGAACCAGGAATGCTTTCAATTGCTTCTCCCATTCTGGATTAGGCATCGGGTCGAACCATCCGTGCAGACTCTTGCCTGCCGTGTCGACCACAGCGTAAAGTTTCATCTTAAACAAATCCCGCATCAATTGGAAGACCGCGCCTATCTCGGCCTTCGACAACTCATCGCTCTCCACGACCAGGAACCTGCGCGTGTCCACGTTCTCATTGGCCCTGCTGATCGTGCCAGCCTTGAACGCCGATCCAGTAATGAATTGTCCGACTGGTTCCTCCATCGTCATCCACTCGGAAGCAGCGCGGAAATTTTGCGGATGATTACCGCTATCCTTCACCGCTCCGATCCACACGATGTCGTCTGACTTGAACAGCGATACCAGCATCCTGTAATCGTTTGTCGGATTATCGTCCAGTTTAGCAGGCGACTGCTCGTACATGTCCGCTGGGTCCCACTTGTAATGTGCGAGATACCTGGCGCGATTGGATTGTGCTATCACTCCGATTCGCTGGATTATGTCACTCTCAACATCGCGTTCGATTACGAGTTTCATTGGATTAGTTCCATTGGTTGACATCGGCGCGACCAGCGGTCTGTACAGCGGATCGTTGAGGATTAGCTTGCGCAATTTGTAATTCGCATCGTTGCGCATCGCTTGGCAACTTGTGTGCCAGCAGAAGATCGTTGGAACGGAATCGACGAAGACCGTGGTATCGCGCACCCTTGTATTGCTTGTGTGGAACTGCTCGCCTGGGCAACGGCAGAGTCCGTGGTTTTCCGACTGCCACTCGACCTGCCCGACAATCGATTCAGCTTTAGTTTGTGTTGTTATCATTTCGGGATTGTCACAATAAAAATTAAAAGCGCAACAACAATTTTAAAATATCTAAAAAACGAAATAGGCGGATAAGACTTTTCGCCTCGTCCGCCTACTCCGTGATTATTTATTTGTGTTGTGAGTCCAGACAATCTGTATGTTGTTAAATTCATAATAAATGTCAAATACAATTCCCCTTTGTTTCATGCAAGCACACAACGCTCAGTCGCAGGCTCTCCCTGCGCACCATTCGGGGAATCCGTGACTACTGCCTGTCCTCCTCCATCGCCTTCTTCGCTTTCTCGACGATCATCTCCGCCGTGATGTTGCGAAGAGCATTGCACCAGTACTGAGTGCCCTTGGTCTTGTTGCTTGCATCCTTGCACTTGGATTGAGGCAACGTGCCGTGTGGCCTGCAAGGTGCATGCGGACAAACCTCTGGTGCGAAGACTGGATAGGACCTTGGATAATACTTGCAGCGATCCATCGGGTCGTATGAACCCCATAGACTGATGCACGCCGTGTCTAGGCCAGCAGCCATGTGATTGACCGACGAGTCTGGTGCGACAACAAAGTCAGCGCCATGCACGATCGGAAACAAGGAACGCACGCTCGATGTAGCGTTGAATAGATCAACAATGCGCGGATGATCGACGTGGAAATCGATCGACCGATCCAGACCGATGATTACCGCATGATGTTTTGGAAACTCTTCGAGCAGCGCCTGGACTGCCAGCTTTCCAAGTTGCGGTGGATAGGTGCGGGTAGGACCAGAAGACGAGACGTGATAGACGAAGTAAGGATCTGGCAACGGCCAGCGTCCGATCTTCTTCAGCTCCTCGTAGTCTGGTTGGACAACGTAGAGATGTGGGCGCTTGTACTTTGGATCGACAAGCTTCCTCTCTCCTACCTTTGCCGATATATCCGCCACCAAACCTTCTGCACCCATCCATGTGTAAATCCTGTCGTAGTGGCATCCAGGTCCTGTGCCTAGTTCGGTTCCACCAACCTTGCCAGAGAACAGGTCGTCGAGTGGAACATGCGCGTCGTATGACTCCCATGCCTCCAGCGTGGGTGGGAGTGGATAGGCATTCGCACCAAGACCAGCGAACAGAGACATGTTGCGAGCAGGACAGTAAATGTCCACGGTCCCACCAGAATTGTCCACCAGGTATCGCACAATGCCTGTGGCCATGATCGCGTCACCAATGGCTCCAGCGCGGTAGACAGCAGTCGATCCACCCTCCGCCCTTCCTGGGTAGTATGGCTTGATCTTATGAGGAACAGGGACGCCATCCTTGAACGTCTCTCCAGTCAACTCATCTGGCAGTATGTAGCTACAACGTGGCCACAGTTTGTTATCGTCCACAATGTGGACTGCTGGTGTGTTATTGGTCCATAGTTTCATTTGTCGTGCCTTTCTATTTTATGCATGAAGATCGGAGTCTGCTCCCCCACGTATGATCCAGCAATATTATAATCAAAGTGTTCCAGCGCCTCTGCGTAGTCCATGCCTTGCTTCATAAGAATCTCGATGATCTCGTCGGTATCGTAAACAGCGCATAGACTCCCGCCGAACGTGCTTCCGACTCCGATGATTGCGTCATCGAATCCATCTGCGAACAGCATTGTTTCAGCAGGCTCGCCGAAGTGATCGACAATCTCTTCTCGTATGCTCATACGCTTTGCATCTGGTAGGCATGGCTCACCAGCTCCCGAATGCACTTGGCATAGGCATTGGCATCTGTCGTGTCGTAGCAGAAAATCTCCGTGCGGAATCCGCCAGCCTCGACCCACAGCTTCCACCTAGAACCATCGTTGTCCCAATACTTCTTAACCTGCATTGCTATCTCGTCGTGTGTTTTCATTGTTATCTCCTGTTATTTCCTTGCACACCAAAGCTGCTGCATCGACCAGCGCAATGATCTGGATTATGTCAATCGCATGTCCATGGGAAGCGCGATCCCTCTCAACTGCAAGTTTATTGCGAGCATTGAGAAGGATATCGCGCGCCCACTTGAGGCGGTTCTTGGCCTCAACTTCCATCACATTCCAGACTTGGCTTTAAACTTACGAGGCGACTTATTGCTCTTGCCAGCAGCCGACAGCGCGATCGCGATCATCTGCTTCTGCGAGCGAGGAACCCCACCTGCACCGCGAGCCTTGCCCTTCTTCTTATTATCCAATGCAAGTTCATGCATGTTTTTTGATACGTTGCTTCCTAGTGGCATATTTATTCTCCTTTATATTCTTTCCATTCTTTCCAATTTGCAATATCCCATTTTAGCAGACACCTATCTGCTGGGTTGCAAAATATACAAATCTATGTTTCCTAGTCCTTGGAACTATCACGGCACCATCCATCGTCCTTGAGTGCCTACTGTGCTTGTTGCCAACCACCTTGTCACCAGATGATCTCTTGACAGATAAACCAGTATAGGTCCAGTTTGTGGCCGCATAGATCGCGCCATTATGACCAACACCAGTATCTGCATAACTAACAAGAATCAAGTGTGGTCGCAGCTTGGAAAGTTCTCTTATACTCCAAGATATAAACCTGCTTTCAGAATTTTTTGGACATCTGTCATCAAGCCATAATCTGTTTAACTCATATACTCTAAATGCATTCTCTTCACCGCATATCCCTCGGCATAGGTTTGGAGATGCTGGTTTCCCGAATGATATTACTCCAAGTAATTGGCTAGAATTAAAACATCCAAACGACCAACTGCAAGGCACGGATCTATGGGCATAATGATTTTCAACCACCACATCATTCAGCGTCTTCGATGTTATTATCTTGAATTTAAGCTGGAGCGCAGAGGTCGGAATTGCACCGCCGTCATCCCCTTGGAATAGGGGAAGTTCTACTACTGAACTATCTGCGCGTAAAATCATCTAAATTCTAGCCTCCGACAAATACGAAGCATACTGGCGCCCATCCTGGCCAACATAATAAACTGCGCTTGTCTCTGGAGAGTCATCAATGCAAACGAACCAGTCACCTGGAGCCACAACGCATCCGTCAATTTGAATGTATTGGTTTTCGTTAATTGTCATAGTGTGGGATGGGCGGCTTATTTGCTTTAATACAGAATGACGGATTCTCGCATCGCCTGCAATCCTTAATATCAAAATCAAGAATGTCACCACAATTTAGCATCACGGTAAAAATCTTGTTGTGGTCCATTCCGTAGTCTGTAACCAGGAAAGCCAGTCCCTCACCCTTGGGAGTCATTACCCACATCTCTGGATTTAATTGGAGCATCAATCATTACCCCATAAAAAAGTTAGCAATCCAAGACAGATTGATATCACACCAATAACTGCGAATGCTTGATCGGTTGTCATCTCCATGCTGGTCCAGTCAACCATGCCACAAGCACCCATCGCGTTCCCCATATAGGTGCCCTGGCGCGATGTTCGATATAAGATGGAAACCAGCATCCTGCGCCTTGCTCGCGCATAAACTGCTTGTTCTCTATATCTGCCTTAACCTGTAATCCTCCTCCAAGGTACTCGCTAGGATCGGATAGGTTGACCACAGCAGTAAGTTTGCGGTCGCTTCCAGTAAACGTGTCATAGTGCCACCAGAACTGCTGGAGCGGAGAGTACTTAAGAATCTGCAACTGCTGGATACCAGGAACGTCGAAGTTCCAATTCTCCTCGTTGATCGCCTTTGTCAGCTCAAGCATGATTCCATAAAGCCACCTGTAATGAGGCGAGAAAGGTATCCAGCACGACGAGCATGTCCTGGCAAATGATATGCTGTGTCCGCCACCCTTCTTCATCACAGTCGCGCGTTTCATGCCAATGACCTCTGCATCCTGGCGGATCATGGCACATTGAGTTTGCGTCAGCACATAACGCTCGACGGCAGCAGTCAAAACCTTCTGGGAATATTTCTTTTCGCTCATTTGATTATCTCGTCCTTTATTACGTTAAACATTCTGTATGCCATATAGAATCCAACCAACGCGATCATTACAATGATGGATATGCAAACACCCATGCAACAAATCGCAAATATGATCCCCATGATGTCGTTAAGCATTTGCCATCTCCTTCATCCTTCGAAGCAGGCTCCTATTGTCTATGTGAACTCCAGCAGCCCTGCACCAGAACCACACGACTCCGTTCTTAAAGTCCTTCACAAGCTTTCTGACCTGCTGGATATTCCGATACTCCTGGCAGTCGTTTAGGCTTATGTCGTCCTTGTAGAAGTCTTCCTTGATAGTAAGACCATCCAGAACACCGCGACGCTGGAGCATACGAACGTCATCAATCGCTTGCTTGGCCACTTCACCTGCTAGCTGGCACAACCTGTCATCGTAATCGCCTTTTACAAAATGACTGGTCCTCATCGTCTCTTTCTCTTGCTGCGATTCATCTCGCACCACTTGGCGTACTCGTTCCAAAGGAATGCTGCATCCTGCGCTTCCTCCTTCGTTTCGAATATGTCGGTAAGCGGAGGCAGGCCATTTGCTGGAACAGCTCCCCATAGTCGAGGACCGATTACGTTCCCAGCCATTGTATGGATGCGCCACTTGCCAGCTTCCTTCACAACCTTCACAGGAGTCATCGTCCAAGCTCCTTTAGCTTCGCATCGTCTGCCTTAACAAGTTCGATCATCTTGTCCATGTCAAATGATTGGCCAGCATAGTGCAGGCAGAATGCATCCTTGTACTTATCCAGGCCAAAGTGCGATTCGACGCTGGTCATGCAATTGTAGGCTGGGTCTAGCGGAGTCAGCTCCATGTTCCACAAATGCGCCTGTATGTTCATCCATGTCTGCTCTCCAAAGTGGTTTGGATAACAACCAAACGGAGGGCATGAGAATAGTCCGAGGAACTTATTGCTAACTACAAACACACCTGTATTGACGTAGAATCTTGGCGTGATCTTTCCTCCAAATCCATTGGCCAGATCGACCATACCTTTCTTCCTGTCTAGGAACTCGCCTTCATCCAGGGCGCAAAAGAAATGCTGACTGCCATCCATGTCTGGTCCTCCAATGTCTTCACAGTCTTCCGTCACTAGCACGTCAGCGTCAAAGAAAGTCACCTGCTCGTATCCACGCGCCAGCATGATGTTTCCGATCGCCAGCTTGGAGTACTGGACTGGTTCTGTGACTGGCTTTGTAATAGCCATAAAATCAATTGCGTACTTCTTTGCATACGCTTCCATCCTTGGCTGCGTGATCTTGAGCAGCTCATGCCATTTGTCTCCGAATGCCTGCGTGACAACAGCGCGCTTCATTTCTTCTTTACCTCGGAAAGATCGCACCATGCTTCCATCGGTAGCGCATCACCGCAAAACGCAATCTGCACTTCTGTTTTTGACTTTGGATCTATGGCAAAAAGCGCCGTTCCGCCATCAACTTTTTCAATCCTTGTTGCTTTCATTTCGTAATCTCTACAGTCGCGTATTTTGGCAGTCGAGCCTTTTCGTAATCTTTTTCAGATTTAAAAAACAAATCCAATACTGGCAATTTGCTTGACCCGCTGGCCTTTCTCTGAATGACCGCTGTGCCAGTATCCACGACGACCCATTCCTGCGAGTATCCAACAATCTTTACCTTGCTCCACGCTGGGATGACCTTATGATCCGTAGCGCAATGTCGTCCAGGTCTAAGGCGCACACCCTCACTAGACTGCATCTTGCTTGTGTAGTGGTCCTCTCCTGGCCAGTAGCCAGTCACTCGAACCTTTATCTTCTTCTTTGGTTGCTCAATCTCGATTATGACATTTGCAGTCATAACCGTAGATGTTGTTATTAAAAGAACCGCAAGAGCTGTTTTCAGCACGATTTGGGATAGCTGTTGTTTCCGCTGTGATCGCAGAACTTTTGGAAGC